GCCATATTACTATCCTTTGTTCATTATTAAAATGAAGGGGGAGAATAAACTCCCCCTTATCAAAAACTTATGCTTGGTTAAAGATACTAGCGCCATTACTACCAAGACTAACGCGTGCACCACCAATATTACCACTAACATTAAAACTAACATCAAGACCATTACCGTCACCACTAGGCTCTGGAGAACTGGTACTATACCAATTATTCACAGCGAAAGTGATTTGGAATTCTTCAACAGAATCATTAGTATCAAATCCTAGATCAATTGCAGCTACGTTTGTTGGATAAATATCTTCCATCGTATATGTTGCAATTACTCCGCCAGATCGACTTAGCTGTTGAACTGTAGCAATACCATAAACATCGGTAGCACCTACACTTCTAACAGGATTTCTGTGACCCTGAAGAACTTGACTCCATTTTTCAAAATATGACCTTGCTGACCATTCACCATCATTGAAAGCGGTCAATGTCCAATCTTCAAAAGTTCTGTCGCCAGGAACTTTCAATTGTCGGCCACGGTAAGGAACATCAACATTACCAATAGTAGAAGCAGGAATACTTGCTGCTTTTCCCAAAAATTCAAAATTACCAGTACCAACTGGACTTTTAGTAATTTGGACTTTGAATTGATTAGGTCTTACGCCACCTTGAAACTGGGTTTTAAACTGTGAAATATTACTCATTGTTTGTTACTCCTTTAGTTAAATATATTTATAAGACTTAACCGCCAATTTCTGAAAAAGATATATCAGAACGAGCAGCAATAAAGTTAAGTTGAATGAAGTTAATGACCTGTTTGGCTTAATAAAAATATCACCAACAAAATTATTAGTATCAATAACTTGACCTGTATTATTTGAAGAATCACAAACTACTTTAAAATCTGTGAGTCCTCTACGTCCCTGTACTTCCCTAAGAAAAGGAGAAACAATATTTACAAATTGTGATCTTGTGAACTCATCATTGAACTCAAATAACATCGCTTTAGCAGCAATTGCGATTGCTTTCTCAAGAACGATAAACAACCTACGAACATTAATACGATCAAATGCTGTCGGGGTTGTCTGCATTGTCTTATCACCAAACAGAATAACTCCAGCTCCCTGCTGTGTCGTGATAGGATTAACACCAGCTTGATATAACTCATCACGCTGTGCCTTATTTGGCTCCCAAGAGGATTTTACAATATTCTTAATTGTACCTCTCGTTAGACCAGCAGGAGAAAACCATGCATCATTGGTCAAATCAGTTCTTGCACAAAGACCAGCAATATCACCGTTCATTGGAACATTAACAAAAATATCACGGTATCGGTCATACTGATATTTCCATGCATTATCCATAACACCATAACTAGAAGAACCAAATGCAGTTTTCTGAGCTTTAATAGAAGTAACTTGACTATTTGTAGCTGCAGATACTACTGATAACTTAGTAGGAGAAACAAATGCAATACAATCCTTACGGACAGAAGCAATGTTATCAATGATTTTTTTACCAGTAGTCGGATCAGCAGGCCCCGCCATAATCAACGATACATCTACAATTTCAGCATCTTCATAAAGAAGATATGCTTCCTCTTGCTGACCAGCCGTAATCAAACCACCAGAGTCCCCGCCAGCCAACGAACCACCAATAATTTTCTCCGCATCATCTGCAGCATTTATTTTTTTGAAAGTTCCACCCGCTTTTGCTTGTCCAGCAGATCTGCCTAGATCAACTGATGATTCAGTAATTTTCGAAGCTTCTCCCAACCAAACATACCTTGATTCATTTCTCAAAACATTTCCTATATAGTTTGATGAACCATCAAATCTTTTTGCATCAATTGCTTTACTTACATATGAATGACGTTCTAATACCTCATTAGCTGTACCACTAAATAACCCATTCTCATCTATAACAAGAACATGCATTTCATCAAACGAACCACCTGAAGCTGCAACATCAGCTGATGTGCCGGGAGCATTATCAAAGCTAGATATGAATAATGCTTGGTCTGGTGTTCTTGCATTAGAAGCAATACCTTCAATTACAGCAAAACCTGCGCCATCTACTGCAATTACTTTTAAACTATT